CGTCAGCGACCGCGCCGGCCGCGACGCCGGCGTTTCCGTCTTCTTCAAGCAGGCTGGGCGGGTCGCGTTCGACTCGAGGTCGGCGAGAGCTTCGCCGACGAAGACATGATCGTCCAACGCGTCGCCGACGGTAGCGGCGACGACGGTGACAGGTGCCCCGATCGCCGAGAAGCCGTCAACGCGTCGATCCTCGCCTTCACCCGACGCTGATCCGCTGGCACGTCGCCTTCTCCTCGGGAGGGGGCGACGGGCGAGCGCTTCACCTTCGAGGCCTCGAGAGGAGCTGAGCATGGCAACCGAACGAACGATCCTGACGACGAGCAAAGCGTGGCTGATCGCGAGCTCACTTCGCATCGCCGCCGATCAGTACACCTATGATGCGTGCGTGTGTGCGATCCCTCGGGTCGCAAGCCAATTCGAGAAGCAGGCGAAGGAAGCCCTCGAGCTCGCCGAGCTCTTCGAGTCGGCGATCGTCACGATCGAGGAGTGCTGATCATGGCGCGCTTCCATCGCTCCCGCACCTCGAGCCGCTACCGCGCTGTCTTCGCCGACGGGCGCCCCGACGAGAAGCGGGCTCGCGCGCCGAAGAAGCCGGCGAGGAAGGGGGCGCGCAAGTGAGCACGGTTCCGAGCGCGCCGCCGTTCGATCGTGATCGCTTGCTCGGGGGCGCCGATCGAGACCTTGCGGAGCGGGGAGCGCGCACCGATCGCGCCCTCGACTTCGTTCGCCGCAACCCGGGCGCACGCATCCCCGCGATCGCGCCCTTCGTGTACCCCGACCTCGACGAGCTCGAGGCGAGGCGGAAGACCACGACTCTGATCGGGTCGCTTGCTCTTCGCGGGCTCGTTCGCCGAGCCGAGCGGGGGGCGTACGAGATCGCCCCTCCGAAGTCGCGCGCGCGGAAGAAGCTCTCTCGACTTCGCATGGTCGGGAAGGTGAGATCGGCCGTCGTTCGCGACGAGCGATCTCTCGTCACGATCGAATTCAGCGGGGGGTACTTCTCGATCGAATGGCCTTCGGGGTCGGGTCTCCCCGACGTCGGCGAGGCTTGGATCTTCGAGGCACGAAGGGGGGAGCGATGAATTCGGCAACGGTCTCGTGTGAGCTCGAGCTCGATGGATCGGCGTGGCGCGATCTCCTCGACGCGCTCTCGATCCCTCGGGGTCGTCAGGTCTTCGAGCTTCGGATCCCCGATCGGTGCACGATGCTCGTTCACGTCGACTCGGCGACGGTAGCCGTCGGGAACGCGTTCGATCTCGTGTCCTCGCCGCGCTGCACCTTTGGAAGGTGCCCATGACGACCCGCATCCTGATCGAGTCCACGCGCGCCAACGCGATCAACGTGCGCGCGACCGGCGACGAGCTCGAGCTCGAGGCTCGCGCCTACCTTCAGGCCGAGATCGCCGAGGCGCTCGCGAGCTTCGCGAACAAGTGCGTCAGGTCTTCGACCTTCGAGACCATGAAGGCAGCGATCGAGTCGAGGGTCGCGAAGGCGGAACGGCTCGGACTGATCGAGCGAGGCTCGGTCGTCGTCGAGGTGCAGTCCTCGATCCTCGATCGTCTTCTCGACTTCAGCGGGAGGACGACGACATGACGATCCCCCCGTGGCTTGTCGGGCTTGAGATCGCGATGCTCGATACCGAGACGACGGGTCTAGATCCCGTCCACCATCGGATCGTCGAGGTCGCGTGCGTCGTCGGGGTGCATGACGGGCGGGAGGGGCGGTTCGTTCGCCGCTTCTCGAGCGTGATCAACCCCGAGCGACCGATCCCCGAAGCCGCCTCGAAGATCCACGGGATCGACGACGCGGCGACCTTCGGCGCTCCGCGCTTCGTCGACGCGCTCCCGAGGCTCGTCGAGACCGTCGGGAGAGCAGTCCCCGCCGCGTACAACGCGGACTTCGATCGGGTGATGCTCGCCGGCGAGGCGATCAGGGCGTTCGCCGAGAGACCGGGCGCCGCGCCGCCCGCGTGGATGGGATGGAACGCCCGATGGCTCGATCCGTACGTATGGGGTCGGCTCTTCCAACGATTCGCGCCCGGGAAGAAGAAGCTCGCCGACGTCGGTCGGCGGCTCGGGCTCGCGCACGAAGGCGAAGCGCACCGCGCGGATGCCGATGCCGAGCTCGCCCTCCGCATCCTGTGGAAGCTCGCCGGCGATCCACGCTTCCCGGGCTCGAGCCTCGCTGACGCGCTCGCCGCGACGCTCGTTCGTGGGATCGAGGAACGCGCCGATCTGCTCGGCTTCCTGTTGAAGAAGGGGGTGTTGCAGCGAGAGCGCGCCGAGTAGTCTCCTTCCCGCGGGGCCCCCCTACTCCCCCTCCCCCCCCCGAGGGACAGGGGGCTTCGCTTTTTTGTCGTCGGGCTCTTCGCGCGGGATCGGGGGACGAGCCTTCAGCGCGCCCGGCGAAGGCCTCGGGGCGGCGGGAGGCGGCGGGAGGAAGGCGGGGTGCTGCCCGATGCCGGGGATCGTCGCCTCGGGGTCGTACGGGGGCGCGCCGACGTCGCTCGGCGCCTCCCGCACGGCGAACGCCCGGGGGTGCGATCCGAACTTCCGCCGAAGGGCTTCCTCGACCGACTCGATCCGCCATTCGAGCTTCGCGCCCGCGCGCGACCACGCATGCACCGCGTCGCGAAGAGCGGTGATCGCTTCGTCGAGACCCTCGACCTTCCCGAAGACCTCTTCAAAGCGCTTCGCTCGCTCGAGGAGCACGGCAAGCTTCTCGCGGTGATCGTCGAAGCGCTCGAGCTCGCGACGCACGTCGACGCGGATCTTCTCGAGCTCGCGGGCTTCGTCAGCGATCAGGGGAGCGATCGCCGACGACACCGCCGACCGTGCGCCCGCGGTCGCCGCCTCGACGATCGCGCCCTTCTCCTTCGCCGCCTCGGTCCGAAGCTTCTCGATCTCGGTCGTCGACGCCTTCGACTTCAGCTCTTCGTTCTTCTCGCCCGTCCATTGCGCCGCGCGGAAGACGACTGCCAGCTGCGCGAGAGCGAGCGACACGAGAGCGATCGTCGTTCCATCCGCGGGCACACGACGACGGTATCACTCGAAGGAGGGATCGGGGGAAAGCGGAACGGTGTACTCCCCTTCGTCTGCTCGAAGAGGTGAAGCGGGCCCGTCGTCGAGGCGAGCGAGGATCTCGAGGGCTTCGTGCTCGCGGTGAGGGGGGAGCTCGGCGCGCGCGCGAGAGAGGAGCTCGGCGACCTTCGGGGCGACGCTCTTCGCGATGCTCGCGACCGTCGCGCGGTACACCGTCGGCGCGCCCGTGAAGTAGTGACCGGCGACCATCGCGTCGACGAAGGCGTCGGGCGTCGACCCGATGCGCGCGAGCTCGCGAAGCGTCGCGGGGAAGGACTTCCCGAGGAGCTCGAGGTACTCCTCGACGCCCTCGGCGAGATCGTCGAAGGCTCGGAAGAGCTGATGACTCGGATCGTCGGCGAGCACGGCGACCTTCCCCGGCGGGAGTGCCGCGCCGACGGGCGTCGGGATCATGTGCCATCCGCGCGGGATCGCGTTCGGGTCGACGGCTTCCCACGCCCCGGGGAGCGCGAAGGCCTTCCCCTTCTTCGAACGCCCGCGCGCGTTGCCGATGTTGTTGTTCCAGCAGGCCTGCGTCGGCGATGGATGACCACACTCCATCGCGAGCTTGCCGTACAGGATCGAGCCGTCGACGACCTCGAGCGGGCTCCCCGTGATCCGTTCGAAGGGCTCGAGCAACGCGCCGATCAGCGCCTCGAGCGTGACGATCGTTCGGACCTTCGGGACGATGATCTCGGTCATCCCCCGAGCGTACGCCCGGCGACCTACTCGCGCCCGAGCTTCTTCAGCGCGTCGGCGATGTCCTTCTCGAGCTCGATCCCCTCGGCGACGTTCGGGAGCGGATCGGGGATCAGGTCGCGCACGCGCTTCGCGCCGTCGAGGAGCTTCGCGGCGTCGACGGGGAACGGGATCGGGAGAGCGACGGGCTCGCCGAGCAGATCGCCGACCGCCGCCGCACCTCGGCGGATCAGATCGGCGACGACAGCGGGACCGAGCTCCTTCACGAGACCCTCGAGCCAAGCCGGCGAGCTCACTTGCACCCCCCGACCGCGATCGCCGCGAGAGGAGTCCCGAAGCGGATCGCGTCGTCGACGAGCTTCGGGCACGTCGCCTGCTCCCGCCGAAGGACCGAGCAGATCGAGCCCGCCGCGTCGAGCCCCTTCGCGATCGCGCAACCCGCGCGCCCGTCGGCGAGGAGCTCGCCGCCCGTGATCGCCGCTTCCGCCGCCTCGAGCACGTCGCGCGCGACCGTCGTCGCGTGCGCGCAATCGTCGTTCAAGGCCTTCGCCTTCTTCAGACCCTCGAGCCTCTTCGACTGATCCTCGAGCGCGTTCGCGGCAACCCGCATCGCGTCGACGCGCTTCACGCATGCGTCGTTCGCGACCTTCACCGCGCCCGCGGCGAGGAGCACCCCGGCTTGCATGTCTTCGGCTCGAGGCGTCTTCGGTTGCGGGTTGCATGACGCGAAGATCGCCGCCGTCAGGGCGACCAGGATCAGAGGCACGGGGGCGACCCACGCGATCGTCGATCGAGGCATTGCGCTACTCCTTCGGGGTCTCGGCGACGTTGATCACGGCGGGGGCGGTCTTCGAGGCGACGTCCTCCTTCGTGATCCCATCGATGATCTTCCACGCCAGCGAGATCGCGCCCGACGCGGCGACGAAGAGCGATCCGAAGGACGCATTGATCGCCGCCTCGAGCGTCATCCGCCCGCGGATCGTGGCGACCACGATCGCGATCTCGATCCCTGTGGCGAAGAGGATGATCAGGAAGGCGACGAAGGCGCCGAGAGCCGCCTTCCTCGAAGAGAGGAGCAGGGCGAGGGGCGAGGGCTTCGGGGTCGCGATCGGGTCGGACATGCCTCGAAGCTATCGCCCCTCCCGAACGTGCACAAGCCGCTCAGACCGAGCCGAGCAATTCCCGAACGAGGTCGGCGTGTAGGGCGTCCATGTTCGCGTCGGACTGCTCGCCGCTGATGATCACGAGCTCCGCCATCGCCGCTGTCGTGTCGACCTGATCCGACGTGCTCGGGTTGCTACCGATCCACAGCGCGCCCGAAGAGTTCGATCCCGCTTGAGAGCTCGTCGTCGAAGCGCGAAGCGTCGGCGCGTACCCGTTCGCGAGGATGCGGGGCGAGGTTCCGATACGCCCCGAGATCACGATCCATTCGTTGTCAGCGAAGCGAGGGAAGCCGCTCGACACCGCTCGAGGAGCTCGCGCGCTTTGGTACCCGTTCCCGAAGACGAGCAGATCGCCCGACGTCCAATCTTGCGCGGTCGCCCCGGTCAGCGAGAGACCCGCGCCGTCGGTGAGACCGTTCACGATCCCGAAGAACGCGTTGTAGGCCGTCACGGTATCCCACTTGCGGCGAACGCACGTATGGAACGTGAGCATCTTCGGGCACGCGAACGAGGGGGTGACGAAAGGAACCTCGAGCGTCCATGCGGGCGCCCCCGAGGGCGTCACGACGCGAAGCGCGCGCGTGCGCGATCCTGCTCCCGCCTGCTTCGTTGCGTGTCGCGAGTTGCCAGATAGATCGAGCAGGCTCGCGATCTGACCATTCGACAGGGTGTAGTGCCCCCCCTTGAACCAGACGACGGGAGAGAGCGCGGAACGGTCGACGGCGGGCGAGCTCCTTCCGATGATCGTCGACCCCGAGAAGCCGATCCCGTCGCCGATCGTTTTCGCCGACGCGACGCCCGAGGCAACGGTCAGAACGCCCGTACCCGCCGGAAGGGGTGTCGAGACCTCGAAGATCGCGGGCCCGTCGGTTCCGACGAAGATCGTGCGTCGATCGGACGCGGGGATCACGATCTCATTTCCGGCGAAGTTGTCGGCGACGGTTAGCGCGTGCGGCGAGAAGTTGGAGATCACGAAGAAGCGACCCTCGGCGCCGTCGAATTCGATCGTGACGAGCCTCGGGCCCGTGAGAGCCGCTCCCTCGAGCTGAATCGAGGAATGGATCCGATCCCAAGCCTCGATCCCGCTCTCGTCGCTCACCGTGATCACTTGCGGGCCGGGGACGCTCGCCGTGACCCACGGTTGCCAGTAGCGCGCGTGGGTCGTGTCGTTCGTCGCGTCGGCGACGTTCGCGAGCACGCACCGGAAGACGCTCGATCCGTCGGTGACCAGATCGTTGATCTCGTAGGAGACGCCCGCCGTCCACGTGCCGCGCGGGATCGGTTGACGACGCGCGAGCGGGTCGAAGGGGGGCGCGCCCGTGCGCGTGTCGGCGAGGAGCTCGGGAGGGGTGTCGAGAGTCGGCGGGGCGACCGATTCGACGGAATCGAGCCAAGTCACGTTGGATCCTTTCCCGAGCTCCTCGAGCTCGAATCAGTGCCCGAGGTGATAGACCTCGACCGAGGTGTACCCGAAGCCGTTCAGCGTCGCGTCGTCGGCGCCGTCGGGAAGGATCTCGATGCTGATCGGGACCGACGCGTTGTCAGCAGGAGCGACGCCCATGTACGAGAAGTGCAGAACGAGCTCGCTCCCCGTGCAGACCTGCGTCGTCGAGGCGATCGCGGTCGCGTCGTAGCGAAGACGCGCGCGCACGTCGCCCGCGCCCGCGCTCTTCAGCACGTACGACGCGGCGATCTTCACGAGATCGCCCGCCTTCACGTTTGCGAGGACTTGCACCGCCGTCACGTTCAGCCAGACCGCGCTCGGCGCCGTGCGCGTCGCGATCAGCGCGTTCGTGGCGAAGTCGACCTGATAGGCGTTCTTCAGGTATCGACGCGCGTCGAGGTGATCGGTCCGGTCGGCGAGTTGCTTCAGGGTGTTTCGAAGCTGTCCGCTCGCGAGCGGGGAATCGCTGTCAGCGGGGACCGCGATCGGAGACGGCCAGATCAGCGGGCTCTCGGCGGCGAGGTTCACGGGCATGTTGGGATCCCTTCGTGCTGTCGATTCGTCCTCGGGGAAGAAGGCGCACGCGACCCCGAGGACGAAGGGGACGAGAGCGAGGAAGAGGCGGGAGAGCAGACGTGGATTCACCATCCCTCGAGCTTAGCAACGCGGGATCCGAAGGTGTCGGCGGGGAGATCGGTGTAGCTCGCGACGTAGGGGAAGCCGAAGACGCGCCCACGATGCAGCAGCGCGATCTCGACGACCTCGGCGCCGCTCTGCGTCCACTTCTTCACGACGCGTCGAATCGTGTCGGCGACGTTGCGAGAGACGCTCGAGGCCCAGCAATACCCCGAGGCATCCCACGCGGTGTAGGTCGGGAAGGCAGCGGCGAGATCGGTGTACGTGTCGAGGAAGAGCGGATCGCTCGTTCGAAGATCGATCACGACGAACATGCGGCACCAATGCTCGCCCGGCTGAAACTGGTCATGTGTGAACGCGCTTCGGTAGACGTCGACCCACGGGCGCGAGGGCGGAGCAGGTGTCCCCGAGATCGTCGCCGACGACAACGCCGGCGACGTCGCGACGTACGTCCGTCCTTGCCAGTGAACGAGGTCGCCGATCGCGTAGTCGTTCCCCGCGTCGAATTCGCCCTGATCGATCCACGAAGGATCCACGTACGCGGCGCCGAGGTCGACGAAGCGACCATTCAGCGCCTCGAGCGGGTCGAGGATCCACGCGATGCCACGATCCCGGATGACCGCCGACGTGAAGCCGAGCGCCTCGAGCTCGTCGACAATCCCCTTGTCGGTCCCGCACCATCGCCACGCGTCGAAGGCCTCGAGCAGTCGCCCGCGGTAGCTTGCGACGCTCTCGGCGATCCCCCGCTCGAGCATGCGATCCCATCCATGCGCGTCGAGGTAGTCGTCGGGGCACTTCGAGATCGACCCGCACTTCACCGCCTCGACGATCCCTTGACGGATCACGTCCTTCAGCGATCCGAAGGCCTCATTCCACGCGCGCCCCCATGGCTTCGAGAGCCACGACGGCGCGATCAGGACTTGGTACTCGGCGAACGTCGCGGGGGTCAACATGGCTCAGACCGCCGTCCAGACGACCGACGATGCATCGATCGTGATCTGCTCGTTCCATGCGCCCGCCGCGAAGTCGCTCAGAGGCGAGGAGACGTCGACGTCGTTCCGCGGGTCGTCGGACATCCCCGCGCGAAGAGCCTTCGTGATCAGGTCGAGCGGGAGCGCCGCACCGATCGGCAGCGAGGCCTCGAGCGACGCGATCGCCGCGAGCCCCTTCGCTTGCGCGTTCGCGAGCTCGGCGGCGAGCACGTAGCACGTTCCGAAGACGTCGATCGCTCGCACGACAGCGGGGGAAGCGAAGGCGTCGATGCAATTCGGCGCGCGCGGGGCGATGTACGATTGCACCGCGGTCGCGACACCGCCGGCGACGGGGGCGGACGTTCCGCCGAGGGCGAGCGAGACCTGACCGGGCGCGGGGTAGTGCCTCTTGACGGCGACCTTCACCACGTCACCGGGCGCCGCTTCCTTCGCCCATTTCGTGTACACGTCATCGTTCGCCCCGCCGCCGAGCCCTGGCCATTGCGCTTGCGCGCGCTGCTTCGCGCTGTCGTCCTTCTCTTCGTCGGCGCCCTGCACGGTGAACGTGATCGCCGGTTCGGAGATCGACACGCCGGGGATCGACGTCACGAAGGACCAGCCCGACGTGCTCGCGTTGTAGGCCTCGCCGGCGAGCTCGGCTCGGAAGTCGGCATCCACGAAGCCGCCGCCGCCCGGGACCGTGACGTTCGCGTTCAAGTAGTAACGCAAGCCCGCCGCGGTCTCGACGATCACCGCGTCCTTCGTCAGCGGGAGCGGACCTCCGCCGACGTCGGTCAGTCGAAGCTTCCGGATCGTCGTCTTCGCGGCGATGCGCGCGGCGCCCTTTCCGTAGTCGGTCAGTCGAAGATCGAGCCACGCGCCCGACGCGTCGCGGAGCGTTCCGCCCTTCACGATCTCGGGCACTTGATCGGTCAGCACCTTGTGGCATGCGACGTCGCCGGCGATCAGCGCTCGAGGGACGCTCGTCGACGCCCACGACGACACCGGGAAGCCGCTCGAGGAGCAGTAGGAAAGGAGCTTCGCGCGAAGCTGATCCTCGGTCAGCAGGGTAAGCAATTCGGCGGCGGTCGGAGCAGGCATCGCGATCTCCTTCGGTCAGCGGATCCCGTCGAGGATCTCGGGGGTCAGGGTCTCGGGGTCGATCACGACGGTGAACGGTCCGCCGGTAACGGGGTAGATCGTCCCGCGGATCTTCAACACCTTCCCGTCGTCGCTCGTCGTGATCAGCACGGAACACGATCGGACGCGTTCGTCCTTCTCGGCTTCGCCCTCGAGCGCGATCTGCTTGTTGAAGAGGCGGGAGCGAGTCGTCTTCGCGTTCAGCAACCCGCGCACGTCTTCGCCCGCCTCGGGGTCTTCGATCAGCTCTTCGCGTCGCTGCGTCCAACGGCGGAGCACCGCCTCGCCGATCACGCGGTAGCCTTCGATCGTTCGGAAGTTGGGATCGAGGTCGGGACCCTCGGGCCCGTCGCCGAAGAACGTGCTGATGTCGGTTCCGTAGTCGGGGCTCGCCATGGCAGAGACGAGCCTATCTCGTCAAGCCTTCAGCTTCGAGCACCCCGACGAGATCACGCCCGAGAGCGAGATCGCGACACCGCCCGCGGGAAGAGGGTCGGGGAGAGCGACGCCCGGGGCAAAGTACGTGATCGCGGTAACGTTGCCGCTCGTCGTCACGACGAGAAGGCGTCCAACGTTCACGGTGTCGTCGACTCGCGCGACGGGCTTCGTCCCGCCGTCGAACGCTACCTCGGTCACGGGACCGCCCGCGTCGAAGCCGGCGACGACTGGCGTCGGCGGGATCATCCGTTCCCCGTGCAGGAAGGCGAGGGCGCCTCGAGCACCGTTCGGAACCTTCACCCTGAAGCCGGGGAGCCCGACCAAGTACGGGACCTTCGTGTCGCCGGGGATCGTCGGGTCGTCGGGGCGTTCCTCGAAGGTCCCGTCGGCGAGTTGACGAATCAGCTTCACCCCGAAGGTCCCGAAGAGCTCGAAGCGCTTCGAGAAGGCGCGAACGAGGGCGCGGAAGGCCTCGGCGATGCGGTTCAGCTCTTCAGGGGTCGATGGCATAGCTCACCTCTGCTCGAATCGCCCCGGGCGCAACGCGAAGGGCGACGGTCCCGATTCGCCGCCCCTCGAAGGTGACGCCCGGCCGCAAGGTGTGGACGAGCGATCCCGAGAGGATCATCCGCCGCCGCGCGGGGTCGTCGCCTTGCACGATCCGATCGGGGAGCGTGAAGGCGGGGAAGGTGTCGGGACCAAACCAGATCGAGCCGTCGTCGAGGAAGCGCCACGACGATCCCGAGAGCTCGGCGAGCGCCGCGAGCTCGGCGCCGCCCGACCTCGCCGGGCGCGTCCAGCGGGGTAGGAAGGCGCCGACCGTGGCGACGTCGCTCGAGGGCGAGAGCGCCTCGCCGAGCTCGGTCAGGGCGTGCTCGAGGAGCGTGCGCACGGGCGACGGGCGGAAGGCGTACGGGGTGACCGTCGTCCCGAGCTTCCCCGACTTCCCGCCGACGATCAGGGCGACCGCGCGCCCCTGGAAGAAGCCCCTCGAGTAGACGCAAGCCGAGATCGACGAGCTCCCGATCTTCAGGGTCCCCGCGCCGAGGGCGACGCCCGCCGAGGACTGCACCACGATCTGACCGAGCCACGCGCCGACACGCGGGAAGGTGAGCTCGGCCGAGATCACCGCTTCGCCGTTCATGGTCACGAGGGACACGAGGGGGGCTCCTTCACGGCTTCGGAAGAGGGGGCGCCGAGGGCGGACCGATGAAGCTTTGAGTCTCTCGAGGCATGCTCGCCGCCTTTTGCCGTTGCTCGAGATTGTAGATCCGCTCGTCGATCTGCGATGTCGACTTCCCAGCGGCGGCGAGCTTCGCGCGCTCCGCCTTCAGCGAGTCGAGAAGGATCGAGTCCTCGACCGTGAAGCCCGCCGTCCCCGCGCCCTTCGCCGTCGGGGTCTTCGTCGCGTCGCCCTTCGGTAGCGGCGGCGGGGGCGCGTGCACGTTGCAATGAAGCTCGAAGAAGACGATCCCGTCGACGGGCTTCGTCGGTCCTTTCGTGTCCTCGACCGTCAGCGCTTGGATCCCGTTCATCGCGAGCACGGGGTGCACCATGTCGAAGGCTTCGCCGTTCGTCTTCTTCTCGTAGATCGAGAAGAGCAGCTGCCCGAGCTTCGTCAGGTGATTGCGCGTCCATAGCTTGAGTCGGATCGTCACGTCGGGGAGCTTCTTCCCCTTGAACGTGATCACGCCGCCGTCGACGCCCCCGCCTTCCTTCTTGTCCACGCGGTACCCGCGCGCGACTTGGATGTCCTCGACGATCCCGGGCGCGGTGTGACCAGTGATGTAAAGGGCATCCCACGAGACCGGATCGTCGTACCAGTACGGCACTTGCTTCATGCGGCGACCTGCTTCCGAAGATCCTCGAGCACGTCGGCGATCTGCGAAGCCGCCGCGTTGCCCGCGGCCTCGCCGATCGCGCTCGCTTCGCTCGGCGACATGCCGGGCGCGGCGACGACCTGGACGTTCACGTTGATCACGATGGCGCCCGAGCCGCCCGCGCTCGCTCGAGCTCCCGAGGGGGCGACCGTGGCCACGGCGGCGGGAGCGGCGGCGGCGACTTGCGCGATCGCGTTCGCCGGCGAGGCCCCGTTGTCGTTCGACTCGATCCCCTTCGTGAAGCCTTGGATCGTGTACACGCCGAGCTTTTCCATGACGCGCGAGGGCGACTTGATCTGAAGCTTCTCGGCGACGTTCGCGGGGAGTTGCGCGATCAGTGCGTTCCAACCCTTCTTCAGCCCCTCCCACGCGCCCACGATGCCAGCCCAGATACCGTTCACGATGTTGGTTCCAAGGTTCTTGAACCAAGTGATCACGGCGGCGACGGTATCGGGGAGCAGCGCGATCTGCTTCGCGATCCAATCGACGACCGCGAGCACGCCCTTCCCCAACGTGTACACCCCGACCACGATCGCAGCGATCACGAGACCGACGTACATGAGAGCGCCGGCGACCGCGCCCGCGGCTTGCCCGAGCATCCGCATCCGCTCTTCCATCGCGCCCGCGCCGCCGTTCGCCTTCCCGAAGAGGTCGACGAGCGGCTTCATCATGTCGAAGAACGTTCCGAAGGCGCCCGAGCCGAAGGCCTTCGAGAGCTTGATCACCGTTCCGACGAGCTCGACGAGATCGGCGACGAGCTTCCCGGGATCGAGCTTCGTCAGCGCTGACCCGCCGATCTCGCTCGCGAGTTGCGAGACCATTGCGATCAGTCGCTTCCCCTCGTCGGTCGTCGGATTCAGCGCGTCGAGGAGCTTCCCCGCCCAGTCGAGAAGCGGCTTCAGTCCCGAGGTGTCCGCCTCCAGCATGAGGAGCTCGGGAAGCGACTTGAAGCCCTCGATGATCGAGCCGAGGGAGTTGCGCCCCGCCGCCGCGAATTGACCGAGCCCCTTGCCGGTCATCTTCTGAATCGCGATCAGCACCGCGTCGAGAGCGGTCGCGCTGTCGACTGCTCCGCCCTGAAGCGCCTTCGTCAGCTTGTCCATCCCGCTCTTCGCGGTGATGTCGATCCCCATGAGACCGCCGAGGGCTTCCTGCACTTTGTCGACCCCGAGACCGCCCGACTCGGCGAGCTGAAGAAGCTCCTCGGTCTGAAGCTTCCCCTTCGCCTTGATCTGCCCGAGGATCGTCGCGAGCGCCTTCGGGTCTGCTCCCTTCAGCGCCTTCAGGTCGAGCGAGGCCTGGAAGAGCTGCATCGCCTTCTCGGCTTCGATGCCCGCGCCGAGAAGCTGATTGACGCCCTCGAGCGCGTCGCGCCCGTTGATCCGAAGGTAGGCGGCGATCGCGAGCGTGCGATCGTAGATCCCCTTCGCGGCGGTCTCGCTCTTCAGGAAGGCGGACATCGCCGAGAAGCTTTGGTCCTTGAACGCGATCACGTCCGCCGCCCATACCGCGCCCGCGATCGCGAGCCCGCCGGCCGTCGTCAGCACCCCGAGGCCTACCGCGCCGAGCTTCGCGATCGCCGAGACCGCCGCCTTCGCGCCGCTCGCGAACTTCCCGAAGCCCGCGCCCGCATCCTTCAGGGCGGACCATCGCGACTTCATGAAGCGACCGGTGTCCGCTTCCTTCCTCGCCGCGAAGAGCCACTTCCGGGTGTCCTTCAGCGCGCCCGACACGCGACGAGCGGGAGCCGAGGCACGGTCGATCAATTCCAGAATGAACTGCATCCGATCTCGTGCCATGGCTCCCGCTCCTTCACTTCTTCTCTACGAACATGGTCGCGATCGCCGACCAGATCAGGCTGGCCCCGAGTCTTCGCATCGCCGGTTCACCGTCGGGGGTGAAGAGAGCGAGGATGGCCTCGGTTCCGAGCAGGGGTTCCCGCTGCGCGCGCCTGATCGGGTCGATCACACTTTTCGCGCGAAGTCGGGCTCCTCTTCGCTCGCGATCGCGAGCGCGTCGCTCGCGATCTTCAGGGGGAGCCCGGGGCGACGAGACGAGAGCTCTCGGAAGCCCTCGACGCTCGGGAACATGACGACCTGGAACGCGAGACGCTTCATGGCCTCGGGGCTCTTCGATTTCTTGTCGGCGCTCTTCCCGACGCACTCGGCGAATTCGTGCTCGTTCGGGCAACGCAGGATCACATCCCACACCGCCGCTTCGTCTTCGTCGGGCGGGCTTCCCATGTGCCAAAGCTCGATCCCCGGCGACTTCGATCGCACGGCGGCGATCGCCCCGGCGATGCGTCGCCGGCGAGGCTCGGGGAAGGCGTCGAGCAAGCCCTTCTTCGACTTCCCGAGCCCCTCGAGCTCCTCGACGCTGACCGCGGTCTGTGCGCCCTCGCCTCGCTCTTCGAATTCCGATCCCGTCCGCTCTTCGTTCTCGCTTGCGCTGATCATGCTGGCCTCTTCCCGTTCTCGCTTGCCCGAGCTCGGGGGGTGAAGGGCGCCGAGGGGGCAGGGCAAGTGCCCCGCTCGGCGACGAGCTCGCGCCCGCACCCCCGAAGCTATCCCGTGCGGCGAGCTCGCGCTACGGGGGCGCCCGGAAAGCCGAAGGCCTCGAGGAGCTCGACGCGCCCCGAGGCCTTCGAAGTGATCACGTGGTGAGGACTTCAGCCGACCTGATTGTCGGCGATCTCCTTCCCGTTCCACTTGATCCGCATGACCGAGAGACCGACCTTCACCGTCAGGGCGTCTTCGCCTTGCGCCGGGGAGAGATCGGACTCCTCGATCCGGCAACCGATCAAGGTGTCGGTCGTGTACGTCCCCGATCCACGCTTGCGGTACGTGATCAGGATGTCGAATTCGACGAGCCCGAAGCCGTCGCCGAGCTTCGCGACGAGCTCGTCCCACGCCGCCTTCAAGAACGTAATCGAGGCCTCGGGCTCTTCGAAGCCGCCCGTCCGTCCGACCGCCTTGCGGGGCGTGCCGAACACCTTTTTCGACTTCAGCGCGGTCTTGTAGCTGATCTCGGTGATGCGGGGTTCGTACCCCACGGGCCCGATCATCAGCTCGATCGAGCTGTAGTCCTGCGTCACTCCGTTGATCAGGAAGTCAGCCATGGTTCGCGGTCTCCTTTCACGCCGCGCGCGCGACGAGCGCCGCGAAGCCGAGGGTCGTCGACACGATCTCGGGGTACCCGTACGGGCGCAGCGAGATCGAGAGCTTGAGCCTCTTCGAAGAGAGGACGTTCCACGTACGATCGACCTTCACGACGACCTCGGTCACGTGACCCTCGTTCAAGAGGGCCGACTCGAGCGCCGTCGTGATCTTCCGCTCGATCACGAGAGCATCGGTCTCGTAGATCGTTCCGGTCGCGTTGACGCGCTGCTTCTTGTTGAGGAGCTTCAGCGCCTCGAGCGAGGCGACCTCGAGCCCGCGATCGATGATCATCGCGTGCTGAAGGAGCTCGAGATCCGAGCCGAGGGCGGCGAGCGTCTTCGCCTTCGTCACGTAGAAGCTGGGCGCCCGGCGGTGCGTGCGAAGCGTCGCGATCCTCGCGTCGTTCAGACCCTGTCGCGCCGCTTCGTTCCGACGGATCGACGTGACCGAGCTCGGGAGACGCCCCTGGAACGTCTCGCCGACCTCGCCCGCGTCTTCGCTGATCCCGCCGCGCGCGCCGAGCACGCGGGCGAGGATCGCCCACGCCGCGCTTCGCTTGAAGATCCCGCCGTTCGCCGGCGATCGGATCTCGGCGAAGTCGGCGCCCATGACGACGCGGGGCGCGGCCGTCGAGGCGAAAGCCGTCACGATCGCCGCGTCGCCGGTCGCATCGTTCGCGACGTCGGGACCTTCCATGATCGCTCGCATGAAGAGCTTATCGCTCGTCGCGAGGGCGTCGAGCTTCGTCTGGATCGCCGCCGCGAGAGCCGCCGCCGCCGAGGACTTGAGAGCGTCGCTCGCCCCGGCGACCTGACCGACGGGGAAGATCAGACGCCACGAATACGGACCGCTCTTCACCGCATCGATCGCGTTCCCGAGGGCGGTCGCGTCGTAGGTCGGCCCCTTCGTGGTGAAGGTGTACCGATCGCCGGCGACGTAGGTCCCCGCCGCGAACGTGAAGGTCATCCCGAGGCGGGCGACCAATCCCGTGAAGCTCGCGACCGTGGCATACGTCGGCGACCAAGTGTCGCCGCCGTCGATCGAGTAGCGGAAGGTCGACACCCCGATCGCTCCGCCAGCGACGATCTCAATGATCCCTTCGCTGGCGGTCTTCGGGTTGCCGGTCGACGCGACGACGGGCGGCGGGCCCGAGGGTTGCGTGATCGTGATCGGTCCGGTCTCGGCCGTGAGGACGGGCTTCACGAAGAAGACGCGACCGCCGACCGCCTCGAGCACGAAGGCGGCGAGCTCGAGGGCGTCGCCCTGATCACAGTCGTTGAAGGGGGCCTCGGGGTCCGTCCAGACGTACAGCTGGTGCTGCGTCCCTCCGGAGCAGGCGCCGACGATCAGCACGTCGATCGCGCTGTCGCCGGTCGCGAACGCGAGGTTTCCATCCTGAAAAGTCTCGTCGGTGCGCGGGATACCCATGATCGATCACTCCTTCCCCGCGTCGACCGCGGTGTCCATGGCGGGCGAGTCGCCCGCGGTCTCGTCGCTGTCGTCGGCGGGCTCGTCGAGCTCGCGCGCCGAACCGAGGCGGGTCGCCTTCGCGCCCGCATCGATCGCCTTCGTGAAGGCGTCTTCCTCGAGCTCGAGCCCGATCGGCCAGCCATGAAACGCGCGCGCGGCGGCGGCGATCATCGGGTCGATCTTCTTCTCCTCGATCCACGCTTCGACGGTCTTCTTCATGGCTGCTATTTCCCTTCGGGCAAGTGAAGCGTCCCGTCGCCCGGGGCGGCTTCGGTATCGTCGACGTCTACCCCTTCGATCTCGACTTCTTCGATCGCGAGCGGCGACAGGTCGAAGTTGTTCGGATCGACGGGGAGGATCGGGATCACGATCTCGGGGCTCGCGAGCGAGACCGAGAAGACGACGAGCAACACGTACCCGTCATCGTTTACGGGCTCGGGGGCGACGCTCGTCGCGCCGACCTTGAACGATGCGTCGGTCACGTCGCGAAGAGCGGTGAAGAGCGCGCCGCGCATGAGCCACGCCGCGTCTTCCGTCGGACCCCACACCTCGACCTCGAAGGAGACCAGATCGACGCCCGAGGTCGGCGACGCTCCGCCGTTCACCTTCGGACGCTTCGCCGTGTCGCCCTCGGCGCCGATCGTCTTCCATCCGAACCGAGGCGGGCGACCATGCTCGGCGCGCCCGCGCTCTTCGCTGACCGTCGGGGCGACGTTCGCGAGCTTCGCGGCGACCGCTTCCCGGAAGGCTCGCACATGTGAAGTCGTCGCCATCGCTCACTCCTTCCCGCCGCCGTTCTTCCAAAGACGCTCCCACGCGTCGCCGAGAGCTTCGGCGATGGGGTCGCGCCAAGTCCCGAGCGAGTCGCCCTCGGGGAGCATCTTGCGCGCGGGGATCGTCGCCTTCTTCAGCGAGAACCAACCCACGCCGCGAACCTTGAACCGAAGCAGGGGCGCGCGCACGGGGACGATCGTCGCGCCGTACTGATGCACGTGCGCGTACTCGATCGGGGTTCCGATCGCGAAGCCGTTCGGCGTGATCTGCAAACTGAAGCTGTTCGCAAGCCGACCGGTGTCACGAAGAGGCACGCCCGGCCGGATCGCGAGCTCTTCCCACGCTTTCCCGTACGGATCGCGCGAGCGGCGGAAGCCTCGCCGAAGCTCGGTCAGCGCCGCTTCGCCGGCTTGCCGCTTCAGCGCTTGCGTGATGCGACCGCGCGCGAGCGCGTCGACCGTCGAAACGATCCGCTCGAGCTTGTCGAAGTCGCCACGCAATGCCATCGCCGCCGCCTCTTCAGGTGTATCCCGTGCCGTCGTCCCATCCGCGCGGGGAGCTCGAGAAGACCTCGGGCCCGCCTTCGTCGATCGTCGGGGTCGTGTCGCTCGAGCTCTCGCCGATCGAGCCCTCCCGCTTCGCCTTCAGCCATGCGAAGGCCTGCCGGTGTCGCTCGAGGAGACCGGCGACCGTCGGATCATCAGCGCGCGCGCCGCGGTACCCCGTGATCAGTGTCCACGCGGCGATCTCGCATTGCGCGGCGACGAGCTCCTCGGGCGGCTCTTCGCCGAAGGGCTCGTGCACCATGGCCTCGATCCGCCGGCGAGCGATCGACAGGTGTCGAAGCACGACGAGATCGGGGATCCCCGCGGTCGCCTTCGGGGGAAGAGCGATCGCCTCGAGATCGTCACGGGTTGCCCATGCCATGGTGCGCGAGCTCCTTCCTTGGAATCAGGTGTTGCGCGCGTCGCCGCGCTGACCGCCGCCCTTCCCGCCTTCGGGCGGGCTCGCGGGCTCGTTCTTCGAGGGGGGCGCCTTCTTCTCGGCGTCGGCGCGCGCGAGCTCCTCGAGCAGCCGCGACTTGACCGGCTTCGGCTTCTCGGGCTCGGTCAGGTTGACCGGGCGACCGACGTGCGCGGCCGCGGGGATCTCTTCGTCCTTCGGATCGAGCGGCGTCACCGCGAGCTCGGGATCGGTGTCGAGCTTCGCCGCAACCGCCGCCGTCACGTCGACGCGCTTCCATTCGCGGCCGAAGACGTACCCCTCGCGAATGCGTTGCGGGTGAATCGTCCGGACCTTCAGCGTGATCACCTTGTCGTTCGCCATGTGGATCTCCTTCAGCAAGCGAGCCCCCGAGGGACACCCCCGAGGGCTCGCCCGCGTTCTCGACGACGGTATCAGCTACCGACGTTCTTGATCATCAGGAAGGGCATCCCGTAGGTCGCGGCGCCGCGCGCCTTGACCCCGTACTGAGCCCGGTTGTGGTGAAAGACGTTCGGCGAGTCGGCGCGATCGAGCGCCGTCACGACGGGCGACTGACGCTGAAGGAAGACGAGCGGCTTCATCGCCCCCTTCGTCGCGGCGAGGTACCACGATGCGGGCTCGCTCTCGAGCTCCTCGAGCACGAGATAGCGGGCGATCCCCTTCATGGGGTTGTCGCCGCCCGTGGAGTAGTTGGCGACCTCGAGCAGCTTCCGAGCGGTGAGCTCGAGCTGCGGGGGGATGACGATGGTATCGCCGCGCACGCGCAGCACGCGACCATCGGGCCCCTTGAATCGGCTCATAGCCGTGCGCGCCGCATCGAGACCACTCTCGGCGAGAGCCGAACCGCCGCCCGAGAGGAGGTTCGAATAGACGCCCGCGGCACTGTTCGACGGGTCGACCGGATGGTCGGTGTCGAAGAAGTACTGACCATCGAAGGCGAGCGACGACGTTCCGGCGAGAAGCTTCGCCGTCACGAGATCGCGCGGCCACAGCCGCGACTGTCGCCCGAGCTCGGCGAAGTAGGGGGTGTAACCGCCGATCTGATCGTCGTCGAGCTCGTCGACGTCGACCTCCACGGTGTCCTCGAAGGTCTCGACCTCCGCCTCCATCGCGTAGCGGTTCAGCTTGTGCGCGATGCGCTCGCCGACCCACTTGCGCAAGCCGGGGAGCAGACCGGCGATCGGGAAGCGGACCTTCTTCCCGCGCACGCCCACCATCATGGTGAAAGCCTCGTGCGCGGCGGCTTCCTCGCTCGTCTGCTCGTACGCCGTCACGAAGGACGCATCGAACGTGACCGCCGCATCCTGCAACAGCGTGTCGTCGACGATCGTCCCCTGCTTGATTCCTGCGATTCCAGGCATGTCTTCTTCTTCGTCTTTCTCGCGCGTGTCGCGCGGTTAGAGCGCCGTCGCTTCGTCACCGCGCGACGTGCGCGAGAGGATCAGAGCGAGCCCAGCCCGAACTGGATGTAGGCCTGCGTCCCTTCGACGCGCGCGAGCACACCGATCGCCGAGCGGGTCGAGCTACCGTTCGTCTTCGCGGCGGTCTGGTTGTCGAGACCGTACACCGTCGCGCCGACGTCGGTCTGGGCGAGGGCGTCGCCCGCGCTCGCGATCTCCATCCCATAGATGCCGGTCGCGCCTTCGATCTCGAGCGCGCCGTTCGCCTTGCCGGTCGCGTCCGCATCCTGAAGAGCGACCACGACGGCCGAGAGACCGGTCGCCGCGGTGACGGGCACGTAGTACCCCGTCGCGTCCTTGCCGATCATGGTACCGGCGTAGATCACCGCGTTCGCCTTCACCTTGCACCCGTGGATGTACCCCTTGTCGGGGCCGTAGTGCTTCACGTTGCGTGCCTTCGTTGCAGCAGCCATCGGTCACTCCTTCCCGGCGGTGTCGTCGCCGCCGTCGGTCTCGTCGGTCTCGTCGTCCTCGACGGCGGGGCGAGCGCGCCGCAACGTCGACGCGGCGAAGGCCTCGAGCGTGACGCCCGCCGCCTTCGCCATCCTCTTCTGCCGCGGGGTGAGCTTCGACACAGCCAGGGCGATCGCGTCGCTCTCGCTCGTCGCCGGCTTGCTCGAGGCGCCCTCGGTCTTCGCCGCCTTCGCCTTGCCCTCGCCGGTCTTCTCGTTCGGCGCCTTCGCCGAGAGCTTCGCGACGAAGCCCTTCAGCCACTTCACGCCCGCCTCGGTCTTCGCGCCAGGGCGCGCGGCGAGCTCCTCGCCTTCGGCGGGAGTGATCTTCAGCTCGACGATCGCCGAGTCGAGGATCGACTTCTCCTCGGCGGCGAGCGCCGCCGACTTCAGCTCGAGGATCTCGGCCTCGAGCTCGGTCGCGCGCTTCGCGTTGCGGGCGAGGGCGGCGAGCGCGCCCCGCGCTTCGTCGAGGTTCGGCGCGCCCGTGAGGGTCAGCACCTCGGCGATCATGTCCGCCTGCTTCCCGACGTGCAGAGCGAGCTCGGCATCGGTCGTCGTCTCGGCGAGCTTGAGAGCCTTCAGGGTGAGCTTCATCGCGGTGTCTCCTTCGTTCGGTTGATAGACGCGGGTCACCTCGACGGCTTCGCCTTCGATCACCGCGGTCCCGTTCGCTTCCATGCGGTACGACGCGCGGAAGAGCCGCCCGCCGACCGAGAAGATCAGGGCGCCGTCGAAGACCTCGACAGTCCACGCCCATCCGCCGATCTTCTGCTCGAGCATCGCGAGCGCACGATCGAGCGCGTTCCGGATCTCGTCGAAGCTCGGCGCGCCGTCGACCGAGAGCCGATCGAGCGAGCGACGATCGACGCACGCGCCCGCCTTCCCCGCCTTCGCGGCGATCAAGGGCTCCATCCCGATGGTCGCCGGATAGTTGACCAGGGCGACCGGCATCAGCTCGACGGCGCGGCGCGTGCCGTCTTCGAGCTTCTCGAGGACGAAGGTCGGCGAGAAATACCGGTACTGCTTCGCCTCGATCATCGCGCGAGCTTCGTCAGTCCACGTGACGCGCGCGAAGAGACCGCCGCTCTCGTCGCCGGGCTTGCCCCGCGTGAAGAGGTCGCCCTGCTTGATCCATCCCGAGGCGGGGACGGGCCCCGTGACGTTCTCGGCGAGGGTCTGATGCTCGAAGTCGAGGGCGAGATCGTTCCCGTAGGCCTCGAAGGCGGCGAGGATCGAAGCGGCGCCCTCTTCGTCGAGCACGTACGGGCCCTTCGTGGTCTCGTTCACCCCCCACGCGCTGATCCTGATCTCGCTCGGCGCGGTCGCCTGCTTCTTCCCGCCGGCGAGCGGAACGAGCTCGAGGGGGACGAAGGTCGAGGCGGCGGCGGCGAGGGCGGCGAGAGTGAAGCGAGGCATCGGGCGGATCTCCCCTTGTGGGTCCGCTCGCGAGCTCGGCGGGGTCGAGGAAGACCTTGTGCCGCGAACGAGGGAAGAATCCCCGAGCTCGAGGGCGCGCGCAAGGGGGCGGGTCAGGGGCGCGGCTTGGCGCGGGGGGGTGTCCAATCGTCTGGCGCGTACAGCAACAGCCCCTCGATCGCCCATCCGAGCGTGTCGCCGAGCACCTCGAGCGCCTCTAGATACAGGGCGTCGAAGTCCTCGCCCGCGTCGGCGCGCTCGATCAGGTCGGCGAGCTTCGAGAACCGTTCTTCGTCGGTCATCAGAGGATCCCCCGAAGCTTCAGCACCTTCACGACAAGCTCGTAACCGATCTCGTCATGCGCGAGCAGACCGGCGGGATCGACCACGTATGCCGCATAACTCTCGGCGAAGTACTCATCCTTCGTGGTGAAGGCGTACCGCGAGATCGACGGGATCCCCTTCCTCTTCGGGTCGAAGCTTCCCGCCCAAGACAGCTTGAGCGACTTCCACGCGCGAGCGATCGCGAGATCGACCTCGGCGCCGATCTTCGTGTCGCGCCAAGGTTGCGAGACCCCCGCCTCGACGAGCTTCTTCCGCCATGACGGGGAGCCCGAGATTCCGAGGTGATGCCCGAGCTCGTGAAGGAACGTGATCCGCTCTCGCTCGGCGGGGGGGAAGCGGTCGGCGACCGAGAAGACGCGCCCGTAGGGTTCGCTCGAGGCGGTCGGGTGAGCCTTCGCGTTCTCGCCGAGAGCCTTCGAGAAGAGCTCGATCCCGCGAGCCTTCACGCGGTACCGTCCCGCCGCCTTGATCTTCGAGCTCGAGCGCTCGAGCACCTCGAGCGGATCGCCTTCGAGGTAGGCCAGCGTCGAGGGGCCGAGATCCTTCGTCAGCGCGGCGAGCTCCTCGGCGGGGATCTTCTTCACCTCGAGCACGTGCTTCCCGATCGTGAAGGGCCCCGACGACAGCGGGACGGGGGGCGGGATCGGCTTCGCGCTCGAGGCGGCGGCGATCGCCTTCTTCGCGATCGTCTCGTTCTTCGAGGGGTAGCGCGTCCACTTCGGCGACCATTCCGACTTCGAGGGCTCGAGCCCGAAGCCGGGCGCCGCTTCCTGTTCGGGCGGGACCTTCGAGACGCCTTCGCGGATCGCCTGCTTCTCGGTCAGCGTGACGAAGCCCGATCGACAGTTGTGATGCAGCGGCGGGACGTGCGTCGACCACCATGGATCGTCAGCGGGGAGAACCGTCCCGTCGCACTCCGCGCAGATCTCACTCTGCCGCGAGTCGACGATCCCGTCGAAGAGCCAGTACGGCCTGACCTTCACCGTCTCGGGGTGCTTCGCCTGAAGCCAGCGGCCCGAGTTGAAAGAGCCGTTGCATGCGTTGCGGAAGATCAGCTCGATCCGCGCCGCGTGCGCGTCGGGCGTGTCGGCGGGGGCGCCCTTCGGCGCGTCTTCCATGGTCCAAGCCGCGCGAAGGGCGTCACGGATCGAGCGCTTGAAGTCCTCGAAGGGCGTTCCCTTCGTCAGCGCCCCCTTGATCTGCTCGTGCACGTACGCGATCAGGTCGAGCTGCGCGACGCCCGCGATCGTGAAGGCGCGTCGCTGCGCGCGGCGCGCGAGCTCGAGCCAGTCGCTCTTCAACATCGGAACGCGCCGCGTGAAGTGCGCGACCGCCTCGGCGAAGTCGACAGGATCGGCCGAGACCTTCACGCGATGATCTCGCCGAGCATGATCGGGCCCGTCGGCGGCGAGGGCGCGACCAGCGGGGAGCCGAGCGGATCGCCGAGGGAGTCGCCGGCGAGGCGCACGCGCCACGACGACGGCCAAGCCGCGCGCACGAGATCGGCCTCGGGCGACGCGTCGAGCTCGGGGAGGATCGCGCCGTCGACCTCGACGCACGGCCAGAACGCGACGAGCACGCCCGATGCGATCAGGGCGGGGGCGAGCGCGTCGAAGATCGGGTTGCTTCCCTCCCGCTCGAGCGCGGGGACCCACGCGACGAAGACGTGAAGCCCCGAGGAGCTCGGGCCGACATCCTGAATCGTGACGAGCCGCCCGAGCTCGGGGTGACGGAATTCGAACGCGTCGCGCGAGCCCGTCGAGACCTTCACGACTTCCGACCAGACCGGTTGACCGCCGATCGATGCGGGAAGGTTCGGGATCGTGATCTGCTCTTCGACGATCTCGACGCCCTCGACACGGCGAACGGTCGCCACGCTCGAGGGGCGAGCCCCGAGGACGACTCGAGGCGACATCACGCTGCCCATGCTGGCCTCCTTCCCGGGTTGAAGGCGCGGATCCTTTGAAGCCAGCAATTCATGTGCGACGTGTTCTGATAGTTCATCAGTCGAGGGTTGGGGTTCGAGAACGAGCCCGGAAGGATCGCGTCGAAGACCGTCGCCGCGAGACCGATCACGGTCTTCGCGCCACCGTTGATACTGATCGCTGCGTAGGTCGTGCCGTTGCCGAATTCGGCGAAGACTCGCACGGTGTCGCCTGGATTCCACGTCGGAACGGCGGCGGCGATCGAGGTCGGGGTGCCGCCCGATCGATACTTGAAAGAGATCGTGTTCGCCACGGTGAACGCGACCCACAGACTGAAGGCGCCGCTGCCCTCCATATCGCCGAGAAGCCACATGCTGTTTGAAGCGTTCGCGGCGGAAGCCTTCGGAATGAAGATCCATTCCATCGCGATCCGACCGCCGCGAACGAGACGATTCCAGGTATCGAGAGAGAGAGAGTCGGCACCTCGAGTCGCCGAGGCCCCCCCGCCCGTCGGAATGAATTCGGTCGCGAACTTCCCTGCTTCGAACTGATGCATGTCCGAAACCACGTCACGCGCGCCCGCGGCGATTCCTCCGGTTGCAAGCCAGTCGCGACCATCGGAAGGCGCGAGAAGACCGTTACTGTTTGCGCCCGAGAGAAGCGAGTGCGAGTAGCGGGCCCATGCTTCCGTCGTGGGAGCGGCGACGCGGTGTCCGCTGACATCCCAGTAGTCGATCTGATTCACGAGAGCGCCGCCGCCATCGGGAGAACGCAACCAAAGCGAAGACGTGTAGGGCGCCGCAAGGAGGCTCGTCGACGAAGACATGTAACGCGAGAAGCCGCCTGATGCGACCTGATGACGCCACGACAGGGCGTTGCCGTCTGGTCCAACCCCGTAGGGGTAGGTCTGCGTCGCGAACGATCCCGCGGATCCTCCCCACGACGCCCCGCGCCCATATGGATCGTAGTTGCTCCTCGACTCCTCGACTACGAGACCCGGACCGTAACCCGCGTTTCCAACGCGAGGATCGTCGACACCGATTCCCGACGTGACGACGGTCGAGGCGGACGTCTGCACGGTCGCCGCGCTCGAGCGGGTCAGCGTGACGCCCGCCGCCGAGAGCAGGGCGCGCAAGGTCGCCGCGTTGCTCGAGGTCGACAGCGGGAAGACCTCGGGGCGGAATTCCCAAATAACGGGCGGGCCCTCGTGACGCCGAAGCTTCAGGCCGTGTCCTCGGCGCCGAGCTCCTCGAGCGCGGACGCACGACAAACACGAAGGGTCGTAGCGGTGACGCATGGCGCGCCCCTTCCTACCAGTAGAGGGTGATCGGGAGGCACGTACCCGAAGGGATCGAAGTGATCTCGCTCGCCTTGATCTCTTGGGTCTCTCCGCCGCGGAAGGGCAGATCGACGCTCGTCCCGTCCTTGCGCTTCACGCGCAGTGTCCCGTCGTTCTCGCAACGCACGGCGCGTGTCGGGGCGGCGATCTTCGAGCCGCCGACCGTGAAGTCGCCGACGACGAATGCCGCGCCGAGGCTCGTCAGCACGTGGAAGGTCTCGCTCGAGGTCTCGCTGTCTTCTCGGTTCATGGCCCCGAGTCTCGCGCCGTTCGCGAGCTTGCGCTAGTCGCTCTCGAGATCCTCGACGATCGACGCCTTCCCCGCGAGCTCGGCGAGGATGACCGACTTCGCGAGCACGGTCCCCGCCTTCTTCGGCGACATGCGCGCGTGCAGGGCGTCGACGGCGGCGGCGAGCTCCTCGAAGCTCTCAGCGCGCTCGAGGGCGGCGAAGACCCGATCGGCGTCGGGGGCGAGCGCCTCGGCGAAGCGCCTCGAGCCGAGGGCGACGAGCTCCTCGGCGAAGGCCTCGCCGGCGACACGCCCCTTCGGCGCGCGCACGGTCACGGCGCGATCACCTCGGAGCGCGCTCGCTTCTCTGACGACGGCCAACTTTCTTTTTGGAGCAACTTTCGGGTTCCTGGTGCGAACGAGCTGTGATACTCGGTCTTCGCCTTCGGCTGATCGCTCGAGGGCGTCGACGGATCGGGGGGCGGGGTGCCTTGATCGGCGGGCGATCCGCCCTGATCGGGCGGCGGTGCACCTTGATCGCCCGACGATCCGGGGGGCGGCGGCGATCCGGGGGGCGCGTTGCCGGTCGAGGGGCTCGAGGCGCCCCCGCCCGTGCCGATCTCGGCGATCAGCTTCGAGCCTCGCTCGTCGCCGAGGGGCTCGAGCCCGAGGCGCTCGCGCCATTCGTCGACGGTGACGCACTTCGCGAGCTCGGGCCCGAGCTCCCCGAGAAGTCTCGTCGCGACGTCGATCGCCTGATCGAGCGGCACCCCGTAGTCCTCGGCGAGCTCCTCGAGATCGATCGGGATCCCGACCTTGACGCACTTCGCGACCGCATCGGCGAAGGCGCCGAGGGCTTCGGCGCTTGCCTTCTCGTCAGCGGGGGGATCGAGGTCTCGCTCGATGCAGGGCGCCGCGTCGGGGTTGCCTTGGTTCCAATCGCTCGCCGGCTTCAGGAAGGTCTCGCGCTCGAAGGCCTCGAGCCCGCGCACGCGCCCGACGGTCCGAAGGTTCGCCGTGTCGCGATGCACCTCGCCGAGAGCCCTCGAGCCGCTCGCCCCTGCGTCGCTCGTCAGGGTCTGGCCCTGCATGGTGAGCGTGATCGCTTTGTCGCAATGGTCGAGGAGCTTCTCGAAGCCGTCAGCGCTCGAGCTCGCCGACATGACGAGCTCGACGTCGTACCCCTCGGGGAGCTTGATCACGGGCTCGCGCCCGAGGTTCCGAACGCCCTCGAGCCAACGACGCACGACGGGATCCTTCGCGTCCTTCGGGTGACGCGCCTTGATCATCCCGTTCCCGAAGAGTTCCGCCCATCGCGAGAAGTCGCGCCGCGCGAACGTGCGCGCGAGCCACGGATGCGCGAGAGCTCGGATCGTCGCCTCGACGAAGCCTCGGGGCCCGCGGGGCAGGAAGAGGAACCAGCCGTTCTCGCCGGGGTTCACCTCGACCGGGCCCGTCGTGGTTTGGTACGTCCAGCGCTCGCTCGAGCCCGTCGCGTCGAGGCGAAGGTGATGCGGCGGAAGAACGTTGACGACCGGGATCCATCGCCGGCGACCGGGCGTGCCGTCGACGAGCACGGTCACCTGACCGACAGCAACCCCGAGAAGCTCACTCCACTTCACGAGATCCCAGGTCTTCGGGGTCGTGCACGTCTTCGAGGTGTAGAAGCTCTCGACTTCGCGCGTCCACGCCTTCGAGGTGCGACCGTCGCCCGTCTTCGAGGGCTCGAAGCGAAGATCGCGCCCGGTCACCTCGAGCGCGATCTGTTGGTAGCAGTGCAGGATCCGATCGTCGCCGAGCATGGCCTCGGCGAGCATCGCCGCGCGGTAGAATTCCCCGTCGAGCAAGCCGGCGAGCGCCGAGCGAATTCCCTCGAGCGACCATCGCGAGGAGTGCGCGACGGGGGGAGCCTTCACGAGCTTCACGGTCACGGGCGATGCCATGCCCGAACGATACGCGCGGATCCCGATGTCGCGCTACTCGGCGGGCTCGGGGGGTCCGATGATCTGCACGTCCTTCCACCATCCCACGAAGACCGTCAGGGGCGCGTCCTCGAGCTCGACGAACACGCCGTCGCCGAAGACCTCGACGACGCGCCCGCGCTCGCCCTGCAACGCGCTCCCGTCGGCGATCGCGACTCGAGTCCGGGGAGCAAGGTCGGCGATCGTGGGCTCGTTCATGGATCGAGGGCGACCGCGGCGAAGGCTTCGCGGAAGAGGCTCGAGCCCGCGCGCATGAAGATCCTAGCCCCCCACAGGATCACGTCCGGATCGACGGGTAGGATCCGAACGTGCGCGACGTGCTCGCCGGCGACGGTCACGAGCTCGACGCGGCGGAAGACCTCGGGGGCGGGAGCGGGGTCGGTCGGGCGATCGTGTTCGTTGTCCACGTCGACGAGCCTATCAGGTCGCGCGTCCGAAGCGACCGATCGAGGTGTCGTCGTCGACTTCGCGGCGATCGTGGTCGTGCTCGTCGTCGAGGACATGCGCCGAGGGAAGCTCGAGGATCGCGAGGGCGAGGGCGTCGAAGCGGTCGGGCGATCGCTTCAGCCGCTTCTTCAGCTCGTCTTTCCCCTCGACCTGAAGCCGGTTCGACGACTGGCTGTACCGGTAGCGGGGGGCGAGGGCTTCCGCCTCGAGCTTCGGATCGGGCGGGAGCTCGCCGCCATCCTTCAGCCATGCACGCACAGCGAAGTGAAGCCACGCGCGCAAGTTGAGGTACCGATCCGCCTCGGCGAACGCGTCGGGGACCCTCGACCCCGAGTTGACCGGATGCACGGTCCACGTGTTCGGGTGACGGTCTTCGGCGTACGCGCGAAGCCAGTCGAAGGCGCTCGCGCCGATCCCGTTCACGTCGACGTTGATCACGACTTCCTGATCGTCGGGCTCCTCGAGCTCCTCGACGATCTTCGCCGCCCACGATCCGAGAGTCGGCCCGTCCATGGTGCGGGTCGTGTCGAGGGGGCGAAGCACGCGCGTACCACGACGCGCGCACAACGCGGCTTCGTCGTCGCCGAACCGACAAGGATCGAGACCGATCGCGAGTCGACCTCGAGCGACCGGCGGATCGAGGCGCCCGGTCTCGCGTCCTTCGTCGTCGAGCTCGAGCCGCTCTCGCCACGCGCGCGCCGCACGCTCGAGAAGCCCGAGCCCGATCACGCTGAAGGCGCTCTCCTTCGGGAACCGACCCTCGACGCGCACATCGTGGATCGGCGAGCCCTTCCCCCACTCTCGCGCCTTCTCGTCGCACCATCCGAGCGTCGCGAGACCGACTCCCCGAGGGGCGTCGCCCGCCTCGACGGCGCGCGCGGCTTCCTCGCTCGAGATCATCAGCAACGCTCGAGGGTCGAAGAATTCGCGCTTCCCGTGGAAGCAATCGAAGAAGTACCCCGTGGTTTGCGTTGGGTTGCTCCACATATGCAACGACGCGCCGCCCGCCCGGTTGCCTTCGATCGCCTCGAAGATCGGCTCATCGATGCCCGAGGCTTCGTCGGCGAAGAAGAAGAGGCGCCCGCCCGAGAAGCCGGCGATCTTCTCCGCGGCGTCCGTCGAGAAGCCGATCACTTCGCGGCCGTCGTTGAAGCGAAGCCCCGCGTCGGGCGAGTCGTGAAGCTTCCCGCCGAGGTGCATCCCTCGCTCGGCGGCGATGCGGTACCACTTCTTCACGTCACGCCAGATCACGCTCTTCACCTGACGCCCGCTCGCCGAGGTGAGGATCACGCGCGCCCCGGGGACGGTCGTCACGATCGCGAGCGAGCCAGCGGCGATGGTCGCCGACTTCCCGATCTTGTGCCCCGAGCTCGTCGCCGACCGGTCGAACGCCATCATGGCGTGAAGCATTTCGCGCTGACGATCCCATAGCTGCATCCCGAGCACGCGATCGGCGAAGCGGTCGGGGCGCCCGTCGACATACTCGAAGATCCGTCGAAGCGCCTTCCGGTCGATCCCCCACGCGTTCACGGGCACCTCGAGCCGCTCGAGGGGCGCGGCCAACGTTCCCAGCACCACGACTCGAAGCGCTTCCCCATCCGCGCGGCTTCGCCCCGGAAGGCGCACCGGTTGCCGATCAGGTGTCGAAGCCGCGCACGGTCGACGGGGTGCAGGGTCGCCGAGGGCTCGAGGATCTCAAGATCGGGCGCGTGCGCGCGCGTGATACGCCCCGAGCACTGATCGATCAACGGGGTAGAGAGGTTATGCATTCGGCGCGAGTCCTTCGGGCAAGAGAGGGGGCGCGAACGTATCTATTGCCTATGCTTCCGAAGCGTGGGGGGATCGCGCGGTACCCCTCTCGCCTCGGCGCTCGCCGCTCCGCCGGATGCTCCGCCGGCTTCGCGAGCCCCCTCCCCCTCCCCCTCCCCGGATCGCCTTCGGCGGGAGCACTCGAGCGGGGGTCTCGGTCGAACGAGCCCGACGACTCGCCCGTCGAGACCGAGAGCGAGAACGGGCCCGGTGTCGTCGCTCTCGCCTTGCCCGCGCGGGGCGTTCGCGTGCTCGCTTGCTGCGCCGTGTGCCTCGAGCTCGAAGGCCTCGACGAGCCTTCCGCACACGATGCAGATCCGGCGGAAGCGCGCTCGAGGCTCGAGCTCGCACGCGGGGCAGGGGATGCGCTCGAGGAGCTCTCGAGCGGCGGAGCGCTCTCGCTCGAGGAGCTCGGCGAAGGCCTCGAAGTCCCGGTCATGCATGGTCGTCGCCCCCCTTCGTCGATCCGTCGGCGAAGAGGTCGGCGAAGGCCTCGCCGAGCCCCTTCACTGTCACCGCTCCCCCGTGGTTCGCGTCGACCGCGACCTGTCGACGGTACCGCTTCGGCTTCTTCGCCTCGAGAAGAGCAGCTGCGGCGCGCCAGTCTCGCGGGGCGTGAAGTTGGATGATCCTCACGAGCTCGAGCTCCCCAGACTCGCGCGCGCGCGCGCACGACGCCCTGAATTCGGCGAGCAGGGGGCTCGCTCCTTCCTTCCCTCCTTCGGTGAAGGCTCGCCGGTATGTCGACCATCCGAGCCCGGACCATTCGGCGCACGCCCGGATCGAGGCGGCGGATCGGAGGGCGAAGAGCAGGCGCCGCACCTTGCGGGGGGTGAGAGCCGAGGGGCGCCCGCGCCCGGGGTTGCCCTTCCGCTCGTCGGCGAGGAGCTTCGCAAGCTTCCGGGGGATGGGGGGAAGGTCGGAATCGTCCTCGACGCCCGGAAGGTCGAAGCCGTCAGGGTCGGACGAGAGCAGTCGCTTCTTCGTGGCCATGGGTCAGATCCTACGCGTAGGGGTCGGGGTCGTCGGGGATGTCGCCGTCCTCGCTCTCGAGGTGCTCTCGCGAGTAGGGGGAGCGCTCGAGGCTCGAGGGGGCGCCCGCCCGTGCGCGCCACGCGGCGAGCCTTCGGTCGCCCTCGGCGGAGCAGTCGAGGCACATAGGCGCCGAGCCCGGGGGAGCGTCGGCGAGGCGCTCGAGGACTGCACGACGGCAGAGGGACACGAAGCCGCGCCCCTTGCCGGGCTCTCGGGGGATGAAGCCGTGCGTCCGCCGCTCGCCGGCGAGGGCGTAGGGGAGCCAATGCCGGGCGAGGGCGGGGAGGGTCGAGGAGCAGCTGCGTTCGGTCACGGGGAAGGCCTCGGGCGAGGCGCCCTCCCCCAACGCCCGCCGAGGCCTCGGGGGCGTGCCTCGAGCTCGAGGGCGGGGCGCATCCATCGGGAGCGGGGATCGGTCCAAGGGAGCTCTCGCGAGCCCGTAAGACGTTCCGCCGCGTCGGGGTGAAGGCGGTTGCCGAAGCGGCGGTCGCCGGGCTTGGGGGGCTTCTTCTTCATGGTCGGGGCCCGAGCTCCTACGTGCTGTGTCGACGCCCACCGCACACCGGACAACGACCGTCACCGTGTCTCGCAGCACGTCGCGCACGATGTCGACGTCCGTGACGCCGTCGATTGCGCGCACCACGTCGTCGAGCGTCTCAATGGTCACGGCTTCGCTCCTCGCGCGCTCGCGCGCTCGCGCGCCATGCGGTCCCGGTCCTCGTCGGTCTCCATCGACACGGCGAAGAGCACGTCGGTCTCGCGCGTGACCTCGTTCGCCGCCCACTGCACGCGCGACGTGAGCACCTTGGCTGTCGCGTCGTTCATCGCGCTGTTGACCAGCCGCTCGAGGATGGGGCGGAGCCTCTCCCCGAGCTTCGCGCAGGCGCCCTCGACGTGGTCGAGACGGTCGGGGCGGATGCTCTCGCCCGTGCGGCGGTTCTCGATGCGCAGCGAGGCCTCGCTCATCGACCAGCGCACGACGATCGGAATCACGGGATTCTGCAGGACGGTCACCGGTCACCTCCCAGCTGCTCCATCATCGAATGCGGGGGGCAGTAGTCGGCTTCGCCGAGGTGCACGGCGCACTTCGGGCAGAGCTTCCGATCGCACGTGCGCCCCGCCTTCTTCCCCTTCAGGGGGAAGTCGCAGAGGAGCGTCGCGGCGTGCCTTCCGCAATGCGAGCAGGAGGCGCGGCGACGCCCCCGCGTGCACACGATCGCCACGCCCCCGTCGCCGAGGTCGACGAGCTCGCACGTCACGGCTGCTCCCTCGGCGCGTCGGGGTCGAAGATCGCCGTCGCTCGAGCGATGGCAAGGCGCTCGGCGGCGAGTCGGTCGGCGGCTCGAGCGGCGATCTCGGGGTCGAGCTCGATCCCGATCGCCTTGCGTTGGGAGCGCATGGCGGCGACGAGCGTCGTCGCTCCGCCGGCGAAGGGGTCGAGGATGGTCTCGCCGGGATCGGTGAAGAGCTCGACGAGCTTCGTCATCAGCTCGAGGGGTTTCTGCGTCGTGTGAATCCGCCCCTTCCTCTCGGGCGGGATGGACCAGAATCCTTGCGTCCCGCCGCCGTGCCAACGCTTCGCACCCGGGGGATGCGCGAGGACGATCGCCTCGCACGCCACGGCGGGGCGGTCGCCCGTGAATTGCGGCGCCCCGCCCCTCTTGTGCCAGTGCATGGTCCGAACGTGCTCGAGCCCGTAGCGCTCGATGTCGCGCGTCCATTCGTGGGCGTGCTCGTTATCCGAGAAGACGAGCGACCAGCGCTTCGTCACGCGGGCGAGCTCGCGGGCGACGTGCGTCCGAAGGTGCGGCCCGAGGTGCTCGAAGCCGAGATCGCGATCGCTGTCGATCAGCGTGCGAGCCTCGCCCGAGCCCGCCTCGACGCTGATCTTCGCGCCGCGTCGGTTCTTCTCGTGCACGTGCCTCGAGTAGGGCGGATCGGTGATGGTGACGTCGACTTCCTCGACGAGAAGCGTCCCGAGGAAGTCGCGCGCGTCGCCGGCGAAGAGTTGCACCCCGAGGGCATCGAAGAGGAGCTTCACGACTTCCCCCAACCCGCAACCGGGCGCGGCAAGGTGGGGGCCCGCCGAGGTTCGCTCTCGACGAAGCGGACGATCGCGGGGTATCCCGCCGACCGGATCGAGCGTGCGACCGCGTGCGCGCGCTCGAGTGCCTCGGTCTCGCCGGCGAGGTAGGTCGCTCGGGCTTCACGGTCGACGAAGACGTTCACCACGAAGGGCGGGATGCTCGCGCCCGGGGGGAAGGGGTCGACGCGAAGGACGTCACGCGCGCCGAGGTGTGCGGCGAGGAAGTCGGGGAAGGTCATTCGGGGAGCTCCGGAGGAAGGTCGGGCGGGAGCTCGATCGCGAGCTCGCCGAGGATGGGGGAGGAAGCGGCGATGATCGGGGGCGCGCCGAAGGCGGCGATCCCGTGCGCGTCGGCGGGTCGGGGCTCGAGCTCGTTCGCGGCGATCTTCGCCGAGACCGATCCCATTTCACCCGACACGCGCGAGCCCGCGCCGAGGGCTTGGGAGTAGGAAGGATCCTTACGCTCGTCGGAAGGTTTCTTCTCCTCGGGCTTCGGGGTCGGCTTCATGCCGCAAGCTCGCGAGAGAACGATCACGACTTCGCGCAAGCCGATCGGTTCAAGATCGTTGACCTCGGCGAGGTCGGCGAAGGGGGCGCCCTTCGACTTGTCGGCGAGCCCGATCGAATCACGCGCGACGGTCACCGCGCGCGCGACGAGATCGTGAGAGAGCGGGAGCCCCTTCCGCACGGCGGCGAGGTAGATCGCCCCCGTGATCGAGAGCTTCGCGGCGCCCTCGAGCCCCGACAGCGGGACCACCGTGTCGTCGCTCGAGCGGCCGCTGGCGTGCTTCGAGTGCCCTCGCTTCTCCTCGACGAAGAGGCGGCGGGCTTCGAGGAGCAGGTCGCGGGCTCTCATCCTCTCGAGCCCCCGTCGAGGATGACGATCAGCTGGCGAAGGATCGCGACGTGACGCGCGTCGAGGACGCTCGTCCGCTCGAGCTCGTTCCGAAGGATCAGGGTCTCGACATGCACCCCGAGGATCTCGGCAGGCTTGACGCGTCGCCCGGTTTCGTTCTCGAGCGCGGTCGCGAGCTCGCCGATCGCTTCCTTGAGCGCGTGCCACGACTCGCCCGGCGGGAGATCGACGACACGACGCGCGGCGCGCTCGAGCCCGAGCACGTACGACGGGGGGGCAGCAACGGTGACGGGCTCGCCGGTGCGCACGCATGTCGCGAGTCGCTCGAGGGCGGTCGCGAGCTCTTCGGCTTTGTTCTTCATGGGATTCAGCTCCTCGGGTCAGGGTCAGATCGTGGGGTCGGCGAGAAGGCCTCGACGCTCGGCTTCGTCGGGCGGGATCCATTCGATGCGCGCGGGCTTGCCGGTCTTCTTCATGATCTCGTCGACGGTGAAGAGGAAGCCGATCCACATGCGCACGTGCTTCGGGAGTCGGGAGGGCTTCAGCTTCATGTCGTCACCCCCGAGGCGATCGCGAGCGTCAGCGCCTTGTGCATGAAGGTCCGATAGGCAAGGTGCGGCGGGAGCGGGTCGATCACGAACGCGTCGCCGAGGTCGGGAAAGATCGCGTGCTCCTCGGCGAACTGTTGGCCGGTCTCGATCAGGTCTCGCCGCTCGAGGGCGAGCATCAGCGCGTCGGCGCGCTTCACCTCGGGATGCGCGAAGAGGTTCGGATCGAAGCCGAAGCGGTGAGCAACTGCACGCTCGGCGAGCTCCTCGAAGTCGAGGTACGCGGCGAGCTCGGGGCGACGCTTGATCGGTCGGGGGAGATCGATCAGGAAGGCCTCGGGCGCGTCATGCATCAGCGCGGCGAAGGCGACGAGCGGATCGCCCGTGCGGTGCATGACGATCACGGCGGCGAGCGTCGAATGCTGCGCAACGCTGTAGAAGCTTCGGGTGTTGCCGGCGAACCGACAGAGGTTCGACAGTGCGTGCGCGACGTCCTCGAGCTCGACGTCCCGAGGCTCGAGCGCGCACGGCCAGAACGCGCGCCCGCTCTTCGTGACCATCCATCCCTTGGGGTCGGACGCGTAGCGGGGATCACGTGACGCGGGGATCGGTGTCGTCTTCGTCTTCGGGGTCGTCATGATCAGCTCCTCCTTCTTCTTCGTGTTCCGTGGCGGTCTCGTAGTCCTTCACCGCGCGAGAGATCCGGGCGACGAAGGGGCGCGGCCGCTTGAACGGCCACGCCGCGACTTCCTTCGCCGCCTCGACGAGCTCTCGGATCGCTCGCTCTCGCTTCGGGGTCGGGGTCGTCATGCTCTGATCCAGATAGCCTTCTTCCCGGTTGCGCGCTCCCAACGCATCGCGATCACGTCAGCGTATCGCGGATCCTTCTCGGTCCCGAAGCACTTCCGGGCAAGGTTTTCCGCGGCGATCAGCGTCGACCCCGAGCCGAGGAAGGGGTCGTAGATCAGCTCCCCAGGATCGCTCGAGTTCGTGATCAGCGCCTCGACGAGCGGGATCGGCTTCGCCGCGTTGTGCATGCGGTCGGCGCCCGTTGCTCGGTTGAAGCGCATCAGGTTCGCCGCGTGAACCATGCGCTGGCCGGTTGCCGTCTGATTTTGCATCGAACGCGACGGGGGCAGCTTCGCGTGAAACGCGATCAGCTCGTACACGTTCGCATACGACGAGCCGAGACCGCTGCCCCCCTTGTCCCAAACGATCACGTTCTTCGGCGCGAGCCTCGAGAGTCGCGCGCCCTCGTGAAGCGCGGGGAAGCTTCGCCAATCGCAGAACGCGTAAGAGTGACCGAAGACCTTCAGCCGCTCGAGGACGACGCGGAAGACCTCGGCGAAGAAGGGACGCACCATCGCGTCGTCGGCGATGTCCGCCCCGATGCCGGTCGAAGATCCATAGATCGCGTATGGAGGGTCGGTCACGACGAGATCGGCGACGGGGTTCGCCTCGAGCGGGAAGGCGACGCGATGCGATGGGTCCTCGAAGAGCTTCGCCCGCACGTCCGGATCGAAGGCGTCGCCGCAGATCACGCGGTGATCGCCGAGGACGATCAGATCGCCCGGGCGCGTGCGGGGATCCTTCGGCGGCTCGAGCCCCGAGAGCTCCTCGCCGCGCCCGACGTCGACGCGCGACTTCGCGATCAGCTTCTCGGCTTTCTTCGAGCTGATCCCGAGCCCCTTCAGTCCTTCGAGGCTCGTCTTCGACTGCTCGAGGAGTCGCCCGAGGGCGCGATCGTCCCACGTCGAAGCCTCGCCGATCAGGTTGTCAGCGGCGGCGAAGGCGCTCGCTTCGTCGTCGGGAAGGTCCGACCAGATCACGGGGACGAGACCGGGCTTCGGTTGACCGGGGAAGACGCCCCCGAGCTTCAGCACGGCGAGGCGCCCGCCGTGACCCTTCAAGATCCGACGCGTCGACCGTTGCGCGACGATCGCCCCCTTGAAGCCGAAGCGAGCGATGCTCGCCGCGTAGTCGCGAATCTGCTTCGCGGGGTGCTGCTTCGGGTTGTCGTCCCACGGTCGAAGGCTCTCGAGGTCGACCCATTCGGCGGCGGGGACGGTTGCAGTTTCGGGCGCCTTCGCGCTCGAGGGCGGTTGCAGTTTCGCCCCCTTCTTCTTCTCGGTCATCGCGCAGTTTCTCCTCGCATCCAAGCCGCGAAGCATGTCGCGTCGGTCTCGTCTTCGGTGACTTCGTCGACCGGACCCTCGCGAAGAACGAGGGAGCGATCGAAGAGCGAGCGGGCGAAGCGCGCGTTGCGCTCCTTCCCTTCAGCTCGAGGGAGGCGCTTCCCGAAGAGCCCCATCGCCCAACGATGCGCGAGCACGCGCACGGCGGGAAGCTCTTCGAGCTCGGCGATCGCGCACACCGCGCCCGCTCGAGCGGCGAGAGCGAGGCTCGTTGCGACGTTGGGGAGCCCGGGCGCGACGAACGACCATTCGGCGCCGACGAGCACCGGTCGACCGTCGGCGATGTTCTTCGCCGCGCGCATCGGGGCGCGCAGCATGCCAGCGCTCGGATCGCGCCACGCCCAAAGGTAGATCGTCGAACCGTCGATCAGCGCCGCCGCCGAGTTGATCCCGAGGTCGAAGGCGAGGACGACGGGCGCGAAGTGATTCGCGGGATCGACGTGCCACGCCCAACGGATCCCGGCGATCCGATCGGTGACGTCGCCGAAGAGAAGGGCGAGCGAAGCCGCGGTGATCGGGGTTGCCCCTTCCGCCTGCTTCGCCGCCCCTTTCTTCGCGCGGCTCATGATGACTTCTTCGCGCCCTTCTTCGCGCCCTTCTTCGAGGGCTTCTCGGGCTCGGGCTCGGGCTTGTCGCTCGGGGGCGGCGGCGGGAGCTCGCCGAGCTTCTCGAGCACCTCGGCGCCGTCGTCGCGATCCTCGATCGGCTTCGCGATCTCGACGAACGGCCACGTCTTCCCCGCGCGCGTGATCTGCACGTCCTTCGCCTTGCCCGAGGCGAGGGCGCGCCGAAGCCCGGCGACCTCGCTCGGAAGCAGATCGAAGATCCTCCCTCCCTGCACGCGCACGCGAACGGGCTCGCCCTTCACGTGCGAGAGCTCGACCCCATCCTCGGCGATCATCGGGCGCCCGACACGATTCGCCGATCGCAACGCGTCGGCGACGGACTGACCGACGACGCGGGAGGCGCCTGTCACGTCGACGACATCGAAGCCGATCGCCGGTGAGATCGCCGAGGGTTGCTCGAGCTCGTCGGCGAGCTCGTCGCGTTCCTCGAGCGCCGCGGGGAGATCCGACGCGGGGGGCGGCTCGAGCTCGTCGGCGCCGAGGGCGTCGAGCTCGGGGTCTTCGACAGGATCGGCGGGGAGCTCGCCGGGCTCGTCGCCCTCGAGCTCGGGATCGGTGTCCTCGGGCGCGGGCTCGGTCTCGACGGCCGTCGGGGGCTGAAGCCTCTTCTCGCGTTCTTCGTCGTCGGCGCCCGTGCTCGTCGGGTCTTCCGGAAGGACCGCTGCGACCGGCTCGAGCGGCTTCACCTTCGGACAGTCGCCATGGTGCCGGGGAGCCTCGCCCGAGGGAGTGACGACCCCGCACGCGTCGCACGTGCCGTGGATCACGCGGGGCGTCGCCGGTTTCGCGGTGTCGCCGATGACCAGCTGCTTCTCGGCCGTCGTCATGGGTCGCCAGTCGACGACCTCGCCCGAGTCGGGGCGCACGAAGACGATCCGACCGTGCTCGGGATCGCGCTCGCCGACGCACGTGATCGGGCGACGTTCGAAGCCGGTGCGAACGATCTCGCGAAGCCGATCGATCTCGTCGTAGCACTCCTCGATCCTCGCGTTGAAGTCGTCGATCGCCTGCTTCTTCTCGCGCTCGATCTCGCTCTTCTTCTCCTCGACCTCTTCGCGCGCCCGAGCCTTCATCGCGATCTCGCTGTCGCTCAGACGAACGAGAAGATCGCGCGTCAGCGCCATCCCGCTCTCGGTGACCGGCTTCGAGGTCTCGTCGTCCTTCTTCGTCTTCTTCTTCGATGCCATGGGTAGCTCCTCTTCAGGTGTCGTAACTCTCGTCTTCGGGGAACATGGGAAGCTCGCTTGCTTCGATCTTCTTCGGGCCCTTCGTCTTCGGGGGCGTCTTCTCCTTCTCCTTCTCGGGGTCGTCGGTCTTCTTCTTCTTCGTCGCCGCCCCCGTCCATTCGTGGAAGCGCGTGCAGTAGGCTTCGAAGCCGATCGGGATGATCCCTGGTTCACCGTCGCGAACCTTGGCCAGGATCCCTTCGGTGAAGCCCTTCAGCTCTTCGGGGATCTTGTCCTTGTCGGCGATGTAGTACTCCGGGCGGTGCAGGAAGAGGATTTGCTGCGCGTCCTGCTCGATCTGTCCGCTCTCACGAAGATCCTTCAGCTTCGGTCGCATGTCCTTCCCGCTTCGTCCCTCGACGTCGCGATTCAGTTGGGCGCCGAGGATCATGCACACCCCGAATTCCTTCGCGATCTCCGCGCATGCGGTCGCGCACTCCGCGACTTCACGCTCTCGCGAACGTGAACGGTCACCGCTCGGATCGCCGTGCATGCGTTGCACGTAGTCAACGAAGACCGCGAAGAGATCGAAGCCCTTCGCCCTCGCCGCCGACACCGCGCGGCGCACGCGCGCGCGCAAGCTCGAGGGCGTCACGTACGAAGCGTCGTCGATCGCTACGCGCACGGTCTCCTTCAGCCTGATCCCCGCGCTGATATACGCGTCGAGCTCGGCATCCGAGAGCTTCCCCGTGGTCGCGCGAAGAACCGAGACCCTCGCCTCGGCGGCGATGTAGCGCCGAGGAAGTTGCTCGTCGGTCATCTCGATCGATTGCACGAGAGCGGCGAGCTTCGCCGTTCGCTTCGTCCCGTCGTCGGCGATCTGCGCTTCTTCGGCGCTTCCGACCGCGCGCGCCATGGCGAGAAGGAGAGCCGTCTTCCCCATCCCCGGGCGACCGGCGACGACCCAAGTCTCGCCGCGTCGGAAGCCGCCCGTCTTCGCGTCGAGGATCGCGATCCCCGTCGAGATCCCGGGCGCCGCGAGCTCGCCGCGTTGGATGCGCCGCTGTCGCTCGAGCTCCCGATCGATCAACGTGTCGAGGAAGACCGCCCCCTTCTCCCGCCGGTTCCCCGCGGCGATCTCGAAGACGCGCCGCTCGGCGTGATCGATGAACGAGACCGCATCCCCGAAGTCGTTCGTCGCCTCGGCGGCGATCTGAAGGCACGTCGCCTGAAGGGTCCGAACGCGCCACGCGTCGACGAGAAGCCGGGCGTGGTGCTCGAGGTTCCCGAGGCTCGGAAGCCCGTTGATCAGGTGAACGAGGTACGAGACTCCCGATCGCAAGTCGTCGCCGATCGTGTCGAGGCGCTGTGATCGCCGAAGCTCGGCGGCGAGGCTCTCGAAGTCGACCGGGATCTTCCGGTCGTGAAGGTCGCACATTGCCCCGTAGATCGTCGCGTTGCTCGAGGCGTCGAAGTGTTCGGCGCGAAGGATGTCGCGAACGAGATCGATCGCCCCGCGATCGGTCAGGATGTCCGACAGGACC